ATGAAATTTAAAAAATGTCTTCTGCCCGTGGCAATGTTAGCGTCATTCACTCTGGCAGGATGCCAGTCAAATGCTGATGATCATGCCGCCGATGTTTATCAAACCGATCAACTGAATACCAAACAAGAAACTAAAACCGTTAATATTATTTCCATTCTTCCCGCAAAAGTTGCCGTAGACAACGCCCAAAATAAACGGAACGCACAAGCCTTCGGCGCGCTTATTGGCGCTGTCGCTGGCGGTGTTATCGGCCACAACGTCGGGTCTGGCAGCAATTCCGGAACGACGGCAGGTGCAGTTGGCGGCGGAGCTGTAGGCGCGGCAGCGGGTTCTATGGTGAATGATAAAACCTTAGTGGAAGGTGTTTCTTTAACATATAAGGAAGGCACCAAAGTGTATACCTCCACCCAGGTGGGTAAAGAGTGCCAGTTTACGACAGGTTTAGCCGTTGTTATTACCACGACGTATAACGAAACGCGTATTCAGCCAAATACCAAATGTCCTGAAAAGAGCTAATAATCAGGAGGAGTCATGAAGAAAGTTTTTCTTTGCGCCATCTTAGCCTCCTTAAGCTATCCGGCTATCGCCTCATCATTGCAGGATCAACTCTCGGCTGTCGCAGAAGCGGAACAGCAAGGTAAAAATGAAGAGCAAAGGCAGCATGACGAATGGGTCGCGGAGCGCAACAGGGAAATCCAGCAAGAGAAGCAACGTCGCGCAAACGCCCAGGCCGCGGCTAATAAAAGAGCGGCAACGGCAGCAGCGAATAAGAAAGCTCGTCAGGATAAACTGGACGCCGAAGCCACTGCGGACAAAAAACGCGATCAAAGTTATGAAGATGAGCTACGTAGCTTAGAGATTCAGAAACAAAAACTGGCGCTGGCGAAAGAAGAAGCCCGCGTTAAGCGCGAAAACGAATTTATCGATCAGGAACTGAAGCACAAAGCTGCGCAAACCGATGTGGTGCAATCTGAAGCTGACGCAAACAGAAATATGACTGAAGGCGGTCGCGATCTGATGAAAAGCGTGGGTAAAGCAGAAGAGAATAAATCAGATAGCTGGTTTAACTAAACGATGTTAGTAACTTCAAACCTATAATTCTTTAGGATAAAAAACCCTCTGTAGTAACAGAGGGTTTTGTTCATTCATAGTGCAGGGTCAAATCATTTCCACTCAATTATTTACGATAACCATAACCAATTGAGTGATAACATTTTTCCAAATCTCAATTTTTCCCGTACCGTTTTATATACCGTCACCGGAAATCAGTGCCACGATTTTTGCTTCTTCAGTGAATCGTATTGCTGCTCGCAGAATTCCCCTGCGATACGATACTTTTCAGCCTCAGCTGCTGTTGCGTTGTAAACTCGGTTGCTTTCTTCAAGCATGTCGGCGAGCACACCGATGACCTTGCTGGCTGGCGTGCCAGGGGGGAAAGATCCGGTATAGTGTTCGGCGAGCCGCCTGGTTTTGTCAAGCTCGGCGCGCATGCTGTCAGCAGCGGAATTAGCATACTCAGCATCAGCACGCGCCGCATCGATACGGGATTGTGCTTCACGTTCAATTTGTGTTTTCTCCTGCTCACGCTGTGACCTTAACTTATCATCAGCCTGTTTCTGATCTTCCTTCGCCTGCGCATACCCGGCATCGTACTGACGGATGCCGTGCACATTCCAGGCAACAACTCCTGATATGACCAGAACAGCAAGCATCGCCACGATAAGTAACTGTTTACGGTATGCTTTTACAAATGCCCAGATCATACCGCCAGTACCTTACTTGCTGTGATGTACCGCGCACGCCGGTCGTCGATACCGTTTCTGCCACCATTGATAATCAGAGTTACACGTGCAATATCGCCGGTATACTTCATGCATCCTTTGCTGGCGAAGAACCACGCCGCGCTACGAGCCGCATATTCGTCCTGCGCCAGCAGTTCAGGGCTCTCCAGCAGGTCAACCTTCAGACCGTTTCCGCAATCACGATAGTTATTCAAACCGGTAATCTGGATAAGTCCGCGCCCTCGGTAATTCCAGCCATCACCAGGGGCATTGTTCCCCATGCGTTTGCTGTATACCAGATTTGCGATCGCGCGCTGGCGCTCAAGTGGCAATGGTGGTTCACCAGCACGGCGCCCCAGTGCATTAGCCTGCCCCTGAGTGAGACGCCCAGCCCGAACGAAGTTAGCCAGTCCGCTGACACTGTAGTTGAAATTCTCCTGCAACCTGGTGAAGCCCCCAGACTCATGCCCGACTTGAGCAATAAACATTGCCTGATCTTCTGCTTTGCTGATACCAAACTCTTTCATCGCAGAAGTTATATGCGAGAACCAGCGTGCGGCCAGTGCCTCGCTGATACCAGCAGCTCGCTGGAATTGTTTAATCTCCATGTTTAGACCTCGATACTTTAAAAATTTGAACGACGTTACCGCGCGTTTTAATAACCGCAGCCAGCATGACAGCGTTGATAATGACCTCAGATAAATCCACAGCCATTGGCGTACGTAACCAGATTGCATAGGCGACTCGAACAGGAATACTGGCCGCAGCAACAATCAGGAAATAAGCAAGCCATCCTCCCCACCTTCGATGTTGAGAGCCGTTACGCCGGAATGTGACAACGCGAATTGCTATGCCAGTGCAAATAACTGCATTGGTGATAAGCAAAAAAAACTCATGCGTTACCATCGTCTTTTCTCCCCGGAATTAACTCGCGTGGATTATCGGAACGGTGATAGAGCCATATACCAATACGCACAGCGACAATTGCTGACACGAATGCGCCTGCAGAGAAAACAATCCCTTTTTCAAAAGAGTCCTGCGTGATGGTAGGGATCAGGCTGGCTATGCCGATAAGAATTGATGCTGCTGGTTTGTAAAAGAGAAGGCCACAAAGAAAGCTGAGCATCGAAAGGAGCACCCGGCGACGGATGGGGTACTCTACTGCAGAGGTAACAAAAATTACCGCCCCAGCCAAAGCCCCTAAAGCAACCTCCGGAGGGACACCTGCAATAACCGCAGCAAGAGAACCAAAACTAAGCAACTGATTTAATTGCTCACTTGTTACTTGAGCAGACATACTTTCTCCTGTTTACTATCTATAAGCCAGTCAATTATTGATGACTAACCCCCGCATAGTAAACCATATATGAATCATTATTGTTCCATATCATATATCTCAATAAAAGTACTAATGATTTTACAGAACGAGCCAGCAGAGTGAGGGCAGTTGTACAGGAACCATAGACTTAATTTTGTATTTAATAATGCTATGGTGTAATAAACCTGAACATGTATTTAAAATACGTACTGATTCATGATAGAATTCAAGGATAACTTTTCACAAACTCCGTTTTTGATACCCGCAAAATATTGCGGGCTTTTTTTTAACGTTCTTCCAGAGACTGAATCCGCTCTTTTATCTTATCCATTTCTCTGCGCTGCCATGCTGCCTCGATATAGAATAAGAGATCAGGTCTGACCCCCCATCTAGATCCTGCTGGCGTTATTTCAACGCGCTCAATGATGTCTTCCATTACCATCACTGGATTATCATCCTCATCAACAATAATGCTCCCGTCATTATCAGTCAGCGGCATTTCCCTTTGGCCAGTAATGACGTCATCATATACTGCGGGATAATCGTCATAGCAAAGAAACGCATAGCGGCATGTTGTGCTTTCTTCTTCCATGAGTCCGTGAGAAATAAGAACATCACGAAGTTGCTGCGCGATTACACCATGATGTATCCTCGCCCCTTCTTCCCCCTTTATAGCGACAGCGTTCAGCCATTTATAAGCGATATACCTGACGTCACCCCAGGCATCCAGCAATGCTTCGTCAGGAGAGACCGGCTCTGTCTTTAATGTTCCGTCACTGGTAACCACAGGATTGGAGCCAAGATAAACTGTCGAGAACCTGTTTCCCGGACCACCAAGAGCATTTACATTATCAAGATAAGGTTTAACATCTCCGTTCTCAAAAAGATGTTCGAGTGCGTTATATACCGCGCGACGTGGAGTACTGCTTCCGGAACCATGCAACGTTATCATTGCACCATCTGCTGAAGACGTTGTTTCACCGCCGCTAACGATTAATCTCTGAGCGGTAACATCATCAGACGGTACTTTCTTCGCAATAATGGCGTAATTACCCTCAAGTTTGACTTCCGCGCGAACTTGTCCTGATGTACCTGCATGGACAGTCAGTGACTGGACGGCAACATCATCTGTGAAATCAACGGGTACAGGAACCGTCCTCACGCCTGACGTCGACATAAAAGTAGGAAGCGTTCTGTTAGGAGTGGCTCCGTAGACAAAATCCCTTGAAACAAATTCTTCCTGTTTAATTTTCACCCTGAAACAATACAAATCAGCCGGGTGACCATCGTGAACATAAGGATATTTTCTGTTGTTATCCCCTATGCTCCATGGGTTTAGAAAGTCTTCCCCACCGAAAATGTAGTACAGCCAGTTGTCTTTGATACAAACTGAACCAACACCAACCGCAGAGTTAACTATTCCGCCCTGATAAATCTGATCAGTAACATTAACCCACTCTACATTATCCAGACTCCACTCATTGACGTTAACTCTGGTCATAAATGTTCTTGGATAATTTCCTGCATAACGGTTATCAGGTTCTCCTCCTTCCCACTCACCAAATGCGCGCTCACTGCCAAAAATAATCAGCTCATCGCCAACTTTGGCAAAAGGAAGGTTTGAGTGATGAACATTATTTGGGAAGCGAAGAGAATTCCATGATGTACCTAAATCAGAGCTTCTGTGCAATGAACTACCGGGTTGAGTACTTAATGTCCCCCTGGTCGTCAGATACAGAATGCCATCATAATATTTTACACATGGCTCAGATGCATTCGCCTCATATTCTGCAGGTATGCGTCTGCGAACAAAGCTACCAGGAGAACCGAAAGCATCAGAGAAATAGAGTATCCCAAGCTCGCGTGGACCAATATCACCATTATGGTAGCCAACAGCAAAACTGTTATCGCTAATCGTCGCAAAACTGTGAATCTCAGTAACAGGAGTGCTTCCGTCAACAAAAGAAGGAATAGTTCCAAGACTGGTTTTTCTCCATGGTGACGAGTGAAATGATGTACCAAAACTCCAGTATCTACCCTCGTTATTCTGATCCACATCCTGGGTATTTTGCGTCGTAACTGTAAAAGTATTTTTATCAATAACAGTAGTCACCGTCATATTCCCGGTAACACCTGTAACACCAGAGTTTGAGAAGTTGACAAAATCACCAGCAAATAATCCGTGATCAGTAATGCGAATATAAGCGACTTGCTGATTTGCTGCTTTCGTTATACCACCATAAACGCGAAGGCTGCGACTCATTGGGCGATCCCACAACTCTGCAACCTGCAGTTTATTTCCGCTCACGGTCCGCGTCTCAATTACAGCAAAAAGGCGATTTCTGACAACCCCCATACTCATGCAGTGATAGTTAACTGTGGGATAGTTTTCATGTAAATCTGTAAGCCATTCCGGCGTTGTCCAGGTCTTCCCGTCATCTCCTGAGCGAACCCATGCAACATGGAGGTTATTTACACCATGGCGGTCTCCAGCCATAAAAGGCGCATAGATGACATTGTCATATACAAACGTTTTATCCTGCGTCCAGGCGTTGTACCACGGTGTATCTGTAATTTTAAATAACTCTCCCTGGATAAAATCTTCAGAAGCATAAAAAAGAGGCTGGCCCGGTATTCTCTCAAATAAAAAACGAGCATTTTTAAATCGACTGACATCCGGAAGAGTTGATACTTTAAAAGTAAGCCCTAATCCGTCAATTCTATAACCTGGAGATGAGGCTTCAAGGCACGCGCTTATTGCAGTGGAATCGTCATTTATACCATCACCAACAGCTCCAAAATCTTTGGGGCTAATAGCATCACGCATTTTATCCTGGAACGTTCGGTACACAGCCCCAGAACCATACTGAATAAACCAACCAAAACCACCAACAACCCCGGCGATTGCAGCATCGACATAATTACGCATTGAGCGATTATTTACAGCGTCCTGCTCAAATGATGGATCTGCAAGGTTAGAAATTTTGTTTTGCTTTGCATCGTAATATTTTGCAAGCAAAGATGGTTTCATCAATGCACGTCTGAACCACCCAAAACATTGCTGGATCAGCATCGTCAGGTAGTCAAAGGCATCTTCATGCACTTCGGGGAAAAATTTTCCCTGATTGCGAAGGTCTGTCTCCTGCACTACATCAAGCACACGATCTATCGTAATTCGCCATCCAGTAGCAAGCGGAGACGGAAGAACCACAGAACCGCCACTATAAGTGCCCGCCCCAGTTACCGTATAACCGGTATCCAGAACCAATTCTGTTACGTTTCCGTTCAGGTCAGACACCTGAACAACCAGGTCTGATTTTCTGAAAATTCGAAAAGTATACGGAAACGATGTCGTAACGCCGTTACCGGTGTATTCGTTGTGGTCAACTTCGGTTGAGACCGTCATGTTAAATCTCCAGATAGTCGCAGCACCCGTTGCGCCGCATATCTGGTTATTCTATTACCTGGAAAACCACATATGGATAGAAAGGCTGTAAATACGAATAGATATTACCTTTCAGGTAATTTGCAAAACGTGCTGGATAGCAAACAAATTATTTGCTACTGTATAAATATACAGTTATTGCATGGAGAAGATAAGATGCAGCAGTATCACTATCCACTGGAAGACGGATTTACCGAAAGGATTCACACGCCGGGAGGCGTCAGGTCACTGGTGGAGGGATCGCACTTGATGAAATTACTCCGGGATCTCGATAAGGATGGATTTAATGTCGATGGCCCACTTGCCGAACTGACTGCACTGATTAACTACGTCACCAGCTCACAGATGTCTATGCAGGATCTGCAAACACATCTCGACTATTGTGCCGAACAATTACGAAAGCAAACCAGATAAGGTTTGCAATTACCAAGTGGAGTGCTTATATTTACCTTTGCGGTAAATTTACATCGCACTCCTCTTGTGCCATAGTAATCGGGCACTGGCAAAATCCAGTGCCGGGATTGGTCTCCCGGATTACTAAGTGGCGCATACCACGCCAGACGTGGTTTTTTTATGCGTATAGCACAGTCATGCCAGAATTATGGTGGGCTGAATGGGGGTCCGAAAGGACGCCGGTACCACTTAGGCCGGTAAGACCAACTCCGTTCAGTTCACCACCATCTGATTGGTCTCAGCGGTGGTGATGTAATTCGCTAAGTGGAGACGCCATAATGAACGCTCAACTCATCCCCGTATTCAACGGCACTATATCCAACGAAACCGCTCTTCTCGTTAATGCCCGTGATTTACACACTTTCCTCGATGTGGGTAAGCGATTTGCTTCGTGGATTGTCGAACGAATTTCTGAATATGGTTTCGTTGAAAATCAAGACTTTATGATTATTTCCCAAGTTCGGGAAAAAATAGGCAGAGGCCGTCCTGCAAAAGACTACCACCTCACCCTCGATACAGCCAAAGAGCTGGCGATGGTCGAGCGTAACGAAAAAGGTCGTCAGGTACGACGCTACTTCATTGAATGCGAGAAACGTTTAAGACAACAAGAAACAAAAGTGGAGAAGGTCTTGTCAGGCTTCATGCCCGCCATTATGGAGGCGATCAAGCTGGAAGACAAAAAAGAATACAGTGCCCCACTGAAGCCCGGCTACCGTAGCCTGATTCATTCGCCGTCTGGTGTTCTCGGCCTGACGGAGAACTCACTGCTGATGAATCTGCTGAACCAGTTACAGGACGACGGGCACGACGTATCGGGCGCGGCGGCGGAGCTGACCACCATGTTCTGCTACATCGTCGGTGTGAGCAAATGCCTGCGTGATATCCAGACCCACGCGGAGTACATCAACGACAAGGCAGGGTTCTTCTGACGGGCGGCGGCACAGGGATGTGCTTCTGACATAATCATTTGCGGTGTGATGTAGATTCACGTAAGATTACCTTAAAGGTAAACCATGGGTTTACATGAGGAGGAGATATGGGATTTTGGTTCGCTCGTACAAAAACGAGGGATAATGCACCCAGCCCTCAGGCAAAAAATGCAGAAGTTCCGGCGTCAGCGCAGGTTAACAAGCGTGGTGGAGTATATATCTCATCACAGCAAATTTCTGAGCTTCCTGAGGTTAAGGAGATGCGTCGTCTCGCTGCTGCAATTGTTAAACAGGATCTTGCCACTGTAAGGAAATAGTGTTGTTAGCTCTTCTAATTATCCCCATTCTGGTTAGTGGTTATATTATGATAACCGCTAACCAGTATCATTATTTCCGTTTATACCGACATGAAGGCCAGCTTCTTTATATGAAAGTAGCTGCATTAGGTACATATTGCCTTGTTGCATCAGTAATAATTGCAGCCGCTATAAAATATAAATGGCCTGATTTTCACCTAGTTCACGATATGGTGGAAACTTTTAATGTAACATCAAAACCAGAAACAGATAGAATTTACATGTGGCTGCTTCTTCTCTCAGCCACATCCATTTGCTTCTCTTTGTGTTATGTGTCTGTTGTGTGGGTGAAAGATTTTCTTCTTGGTTGTTTTTATAAACGTGATATTTACGAGCAAAAAACAGAGGCAATGAAGGCCAGAGTACTGCGAAAAACTTACTCGCAAGGTTCTTTAGACTTACTATTGCTTGATGCTATTGAATCGGATCCTAAACGACCAATGTTGATTACTTTATCATCAAACAAAGTGTATGTTGGAATAATAAATGGTTCTGGTGAACCAACGGAAAATCAGGGTCCGCATCAGCACATATCTTTTGTTCCTTTAATGTCAGGATACAGGAACAAAGAAAACTTATCTGTCACATTCACTAATGCTTATCCAGGAGAAATACAGGTCAAGCGGACTGCAGCAATAAGAGGAATTAGCAGAAAGAAAGTGCTAGGACTTGAGATCATGGTGTCTATTGACGAAATAAGTTATATATCATGGTTTGATTTTGAAGTATATAAAGCAACAAATAACAAAGTAGAATCCAGGGGGCACGTTATTCGTGTTACCAAAAATGGAAGAAATATATATCAAAGAAATAGCAAAAAAGAATAGCCCGCGCTGCGGGCTTTTTTGTGGACGAAACAAAAGTCAGTGCTACACTCATTGACGCCACATTGAGGTGGCTTATAGATGGAAATTTCACAATGAAAAAAGCATTTGCTGCACTGTTCGTTTTGTTGTCTCTGGTAGCTTCAACTCAGGCCTTTGCCGGTCGTTGTCAGCACGACAGCGATACTGCTGCTGACGGCTCCCGCTGCGGTGGGCGTTCTGCGGATTCCCGTCCGGGCGGCGGTGGCATTCGTTAAAAACAAGGCCGCGAAAGCGGCCTGTGACATGTCACGCTACTTGCGAAATCTTTCTTTACCCTTCCAGCCAGTAGATGTTAGTTCAGGATGAATGGTTCCCAATATAAAGCCAACCATAGCGGAGCGAGGATCTTCTATTTTATCCGTTAATTCTTCGGCATAACTCACAGGCAACCAAGCAACAAGATCACCAATCCTCAGCTTTGGTCCTTTGCTGTAAGATGAATCGGCAATAACAAAAAATCCACCATCAGCTGAGCACACCTTCAGCATTGCCCTTTGTCTTCCAGAATCTAGCAAAACTGGCTGTTCCCCACTGGGACCAGGTATGATGATGGCTGGCATTGGTTTATTGGCTGAAAGGCTTGTGTCAAGATACTTACACGCATACTCAAAAGCTGAAAAGTTATCCTTAAAGATAAGAGGTTGAATTTTATTGCTAACCTCCTTACCACCGATTAATCTGTTGATCATCTTCTTGAACATAAAGGTCACCTAATGATTAAGCCGATGCACGCTATTACAGCTACCGTTTTGTTTATCCTACCAATTTTTTCGTTTGCAAACGACATATGTTTTAAGAATTTAATAAATGAGGATATGTGTGCACATGCAAACAAAATCGCATCAGAAGCAGGAAAGTCACTTCCCATAAAATTGAATGATAATATGTCTATTGTTTCAATAAATGCAATACTAAACAAACTTTTAGTTGTAGCGCATCTTAATTACAACAACAGCTATTTATCAAAAGTTTATAATGGTGATATAACCTTAGAAAATAAATTAAAGAGTGTGATGCGAAATTATTCAAAATCGAGCATTTGCTCCAACAGGCAAATGAAAGCATTTATTCACCTTGGCGGAGAGATTGAGTATAGGTATGTATTTAGTGATGGCAATATATTTGATACATACGCCATCACTAATTGTGAATAGCTATTTCATCTGCTCTTCAACTTTATTTAGTAACGGTGATATCGCCCACAGGTTCTGAAAAGGTAGCATTTTACGGACCGCGTGGGTTTGCTGGCTGTCAAATTCTCCGTTAAGTACACCATTCGCAACCGTCGCGGCATCACCGCCAAGATCAAAGGTAGGACCAAGTAAAGCACCAATAGCATTACGACTCTGAAACCTTGATACCGGAGGCGCACCAAACATCGCGCCAAGACCAAACCTACCGCCGCTTATGTTCTCAACGGTATTCAGCGGCTCAGAGAGCCAGCCAAGCATTCCGCCCCGGTCGATCCCCTCTTTCACAAGGTTATTCCAGCTGTAGTCGATATCGCGACCGCTTAACTTCTGTTTCATCATATATACCATTGAGCCAAGCGCAATCGTGCCAAGCGCACCAAGATAGAATGCAGCATCGCCCTGCTGGATACCAGATACCAGCACCCTGTTATGCTGTGCGAAGATAAACGTTTTGAACTGCGTGATCATCTTCCAGCCTTCTTTACTAAAAAACAGCGGTGTATCACCTACGCCAGGCGTTACAATCACTGAGTCTACATCTTTCAGCACTGCAGACTGGAAAATCTCTCTAGCGAAACGGTCATCCCACAGATGACTATGCCCGGTTAACAGCCCGTCCATATCCTCTCCGTGCTTCCCGAATTGCTCCCCGATTCGGCGCAGAACATCTTCATTGATGCCGACCTGTGCCATCTTCCGCATTTCACTTTTGGAGAGCGTGCCACCAGCAGAAACTTGGCGAGCCGCGTCAAGTATCCTCGACTGCACTATCATCCCGGACCATGATTTAAGTGCGCTGTTCCACTGATTCATCAGCGTCCAGTTACCGAATTTCTGCGTCATCCAGTTCAGACCTCGCTCAGCGGCGCTTCTCCGGCTATAGGGGTCAGTAAGATCCGCTATAGCCTTTGTACGCGTAGACAGGACATAATCAAGCCCAACGGCCATTTCTCGCAAATCCCTAGTTGCAATTTTCACTGAGTCCATATTTTTAAGCATGCTTACCATTGGTCCGAGAGATTTTCTCAGGCCATGCTGCATCATCGGTCGCATCAGATCAGTTGCAGCGGAGACAGTCATTCCACCAAGCAAACGGAGGAAGTTAATATTCCTAGCAACTCGCCCGGCACGAACAAAGAAACTGCGTGGATCTTGAGGTGCGCCGTAAGTACCAAGCAGTCGATCACGCATAGCCGTAATATCCCTAATATCAGCCTCCCGTTGCTTCTCAAGAACTGCACGTCGTTTAGGTGTTTTAGCCTCTTTTATTAGCCGGGTATATTCCTCACTAACCTGACGGATTTGCTCCCCCATATCTTTACGGCCAAACTGCGCAGTCAGCTCAATTTCTGGTGCCACCTGCCGGAGATAACTTTCCATGATGTAGTTAACATCTGATTCAAGAAAATCTTCTATACGCTCATCAGGAATAAGCAGCGTTCTGCTTTTAGTGAAACCAGCCCGACCAACGAGTCTCTCTGGGATAATATCGGCTGGTACAAGCCCGGAAGGTGCGCCTATTATTTTATTCACGATCTCGTCAGCAGCGTCCTCTGCTTCCTCTCGGGATAGAGGCTCCATCTGCTTCAGTGCTCGTTCGCGGCTTGCATTCAGCCTTGTGGTTGAATTTGCCCGTTTTTGCAGTCGGCGAAGCTCAGAACGATATTTCCGTGGATTATCCAGCAACTCCATATGGCGCTGATAGACAGGAAGCTCACTCTTTGCCTGCGCTATATCATCAAGGCGTGTTTTAAGGTCAGAGCTTTCTTTCATCATTCTTGCCTGAAGTTTTTCTGATGAAGTCTCGGCCAACTCTTTTTCTATTCTTGTAAGACGCGCCTGTGTGTCAGTCTCCTGAGATATAAGCTTATTTCGTTTATCCAGTTCTTCCATGAGTAGAATTTTTTTACCAGACCATTTCTCCGCTTCAGCGATTTCACTAGCGAGAGCATCAGCGCGCGGTGCCGATTCCTCTGCAGTTTTTAGCAATGAATTTATCCTTTCAATTCGCTGACCTGCTTTGTCAGCACCTTTGGCACTAATCCCTTGTATCCAGTTGGCAATTCGCCCTCTGAATTCAGTGCGGTCGGAAAGTATCTTATCGAACTTATAAATGCGGGGAAGATAACTTTTCGCCGTCACGACATCGATATCCTCAGGAAGGATCCCCAGTTCCTGCATACGGGCTTTTGTGGTCTCGAAAATGGGGCGGATTCTGGCGGCTGCTTGTGAAACCTCAGGAATATCACTCTGATCACCACGGCGCATAGCCATGCCAACAGCTTCATTGAAATCAATAAAGTTCATCCTCTTCACGCCGCGGGCGCTAACAGATTTGCTGTACTGCTGGTAAGCATCACGAGTGGCTTCCATCTGCTTATAAAGCATGGCGTCGTATTGCTTAATCTTAGTCTCGACTGCCGTAAACGTAGCCAACCCCTCATCATTTTTGGCGAAGAAATAGTTATTTTCGGCAAGCTGCTGGTTAATCTGACGGGAGACAAGAGATGGTGATTGAGCCAAGCGGCCAGCAGGAGTGACACTCAACGTTTTGTTAGCAAGTCCAAGTCCAGCGAGCTGTTCCTGATCGAGTGTGGTATTGAAAACCTGAGCTGCACCAATGCTTTGAGGAGAATCCATACCTCGCAAATGATTACCTACTGAGTTAACCACTGCCTCGCGCGCGCTAGGTCCAGCAAGTAGCTGTGCACCAGCACCAAGGATCCCACCAACGAGAGCATCAACAACAACGTTCGATACGCTCTCCATCGGTGAGCGAGCTTCCTGAGTGGCCTGTAATGCGGCTTCTGATACTCCCCCACCAGCAGCATTCGCCAGGGCAAAACGCCCTGCCGTCTCAGCAATACTTCCTCCACGCGCTACCGCCCCTACAGGGATAAACATTGCAGCCACATTAACCGGGTCTATCATTCCCATTGCTAAGCTTGAAATAGTACCAGCACCACCCATTTCAGATAGATATTCTCTATCTGTTCTTTGCTTATCGATTCGATGTTTAATTGCCATTGTTTCTTCATGCGAACCGGAGTTGATAAACGAATCTGCAAAATCTTCATAGCCTTTAATATCTGCTGCATCGTTATCAAATGGGTTATATCCTTCAACCCTGTCAAACTGACTGAAAGGAGCACTGGCAATAAAGCTACCCAGCGTGTTATCTATACGAAATGCTGCTTGTCTAGACCTTTGAACGCGTTGATCACTGGTAAATGGGTTCACAGCAGAAAGCAAAGAAGGTGTTTCCATATAGAAATTACTGTCATCAGGTGCTGCTATTTGCTGAATATCCTCGCCAAGCAACTCTTTAGGATCCTGTTCATATATCGGCATTATTTGCCCCCTGCGTATATATTGCTCGGAAGGTAATTGGCTGAACCATAACCGAATGGTTTGGTCAGATCTGGAGGAGTATATCCATCTTTATTGCTGAACTGCGGCAGCGGATTGCCTTCTCTCCGCACTCTAGCCTCATCAACACGTTGTTGCTGGAACTGAATGGTTTGCCTGTACATTGGAGATGTCAGCTGATCCGGCTTGAAACGAACAGGGAGACCATTTTCTCCAATATAATTTCTCGGTTCTATCGCTCCGTTTGCGTCAGGCTGTAAAACCATAACAGCATAACTCCTATCCCTTGCCGTAAGGCCATCAGAAACAAGTATTAAGTCCGTATCACTGCGAGGACCGCCAAAGGATTTTGATTTAAGCTCGCGTTTTTCCTGCTCCCACTGCCCCTGTATCCAGTTACCAGCACCATTATTTACTCCGTACAATGCCTCAGGTGCATACTTCATAACCTCTGCTTTGCCATTAACCGTAGAAACTCCCCAGGTGGTTCTGATCATGGCATTGGTCATTTTCTCAGCCTGTTCTGCATCGCCACCTGTCTGTACAAAGTTAGCATCGTAAATTGTCTGGTAATCTCGCTGATAGGCCGCATTTGATTTTCCTGGATCGGTAATATCCGGAGACCACGAACCAAAGGAAGTCAGACTGCTGGCGTTATTTTGTGCAGCAGTTGCCCTCGCCGCGACATATTTTTTGTCTCGCATGGCAGTGGAAAGCATCTGTTTCATTCGGTCATCCTGTTGGAACACCTGGCTGTAAGCCATATCAACAGCCTTATCCTCCGGCACGCCAGCGCGGGAATAATCGTAAACCTTGCCGTAAAATGCCATCGTACTTTTATCAAGTGTTGCCGCTGCCGCCGGATTATTATCGAATAACTGACCGTAGAATTTTGCCATCGGGACAACCAGCGCAGGATCTCTTGATGTTGCTCCACTGTTAAGCATTGTTTTAACCTGAGTTGGTATCATGCCGCTTTTAGTTGTGACGGTGACCAGTGTATTGATGCTCTGCGGATCAGATATGGAAAACGAAGGCGCGATATCCTGCGCGAAATAACGGTCTACCGCTGCCTGATTGTTTTTGTCGTTCGGGTCCAGCGGGAAGTTATTTTGCATTGAAGACACGAACCTGTTTCTTCCCTGCTGAATCTCCCACTCCCTATCCATCTCTTTAAATTTGGCCTGCATTTTCTCCCAGCGTTGCTGGTTAGCTGCAAATCCAGGAGCGTTTGGATCCTGTGGACGTAAACGTTCAAGAATGTCTTGTCGTCCTTCTGGAGTGAGGTCTTTAGCGGCACCAATGACACCTCCATATTGTATCTGCGCCTGCATATCCTTCCACTTCATAGCGCCAATGCGCGGACCATTGGCCCGGATAAAATCGTCCTCAGAAGGTAACTTCTCAGGTTTCAATCCTTCATCAAGGGCTGAATATGCATCTTTAACTACGGTGCTAAGCTGGTCCGCATACTGCTGGCGGTACTGATTTCTCAGCTCATTAGCCTGCCTCAATGCCTGTATTTGCATTTGAGGGCTCATAGCATCAAATGCCGCATTGCCCGTATAACGCTTAGGTGAATCAAGGTTAGTTAGACCAAGGGCTGCCGAGATACCAGTTTCAAGCTGTTCGGTGCTATAAGGCATACTGCCATTTTCGTGTTTAATAATCCCAGCACATAAAGCAGCTAGTGTCTTTGGGTTAGAGATATCAAGCTGATCATTCTCCCCAACACCAAGCTCACCACACAATGCCCTAATATAAGCATCCGTATTATTACCATCACTAGCCGGAGCATAGCGATTAACAATCTCGCTAACGGTGTCATAGCCTTGACGCTGGTAAGACAACATATTTTTACCCAACGCGCGGATTCCATGCTCAGGGGTAGCAAACGTTGCAAAACGTCCATCGCTACCGATCTGACCTTCCCACGGGTTAGATTTGCTCGCTTCAATATTACCAGGGTTATTATTACGTAAACCACGAGCATCCAATGAATTACCATGTGATATTGCACGACTCACACCATCAAGATCCCCTGGCTCTCCATTAACCTGAAGAAACTCGTTGTATTTTTGAGCGATATTTCCTATCCATGCTTGCTGCCCCATTTGTTCCTTGAGCTGAGTTTTCTGCTGAACACGCCACTCATCAGGAAGCCCATGCGCATCAGCGTATTGATCAATAGATTCAAATCGCTGCTTGGCTAAATCGACAAATGCTTGGTTATCGCTATATAGCCCCGCAGACTGAGTGACAGCCAATGCATTTCCTGACAAATACGTTTGATCTTGGAATTGCTGAAACTGCCCAACTTCATATCGACGTGCCTGATTGTAATAAGACTGCATAGACTGCTGGAGTTGAAAGGATAATTTATTCCTTTCCTCACTTTCAGGAATTGAGCCTAATAATGCCTGAGCCCTTTCCTGCATATTTTTCATAACAGCGTCACTCTGACCAAGAGCGTTTTTACCCTGTTTAGAAATCAGCCCACTTTCAGGGTTGTTAATCTGGTCATCTGCAAATTGGTTAAATTGCAGTAACGCCTCCTGGGCCATAGCAACATTCGCTTTCTGCCTGGCTTCACCATATGCCACCGCATACTGATCTGCGACATTCGCCAGCACCTGACCTGCTTGAGGAACATCGAAGATCTGAAAACCACCGGTTTGCACACCACGACTTTGCACCTGGCGTCCGGATGTAGTAGGAACAACAGGCATCAGTAACCTCCTATTTTGAATCGGGAGTCAGAATTCATAAAACCTGAGTTAGATAACATTGGCGTCCCACCACTAGATGTACTTCCTTTAGAGAACGGACTCCACGTCCCACCAAACATCTGGTACGCACCGTATGCCTTCAGAGGCGCAGTGAGTAAAGTTGTTGCTGCTCCCACATTCCCCTGTTTACGGGCTGAACTGGCTTCTGCTTTATAGTTGGCAGCCTGAACCTGATAACCGTAAGCCTCGCGTTGCGCGTTATTCACCGTCGTCAGAGAATCAAGAGCGCCAAACTGGGCAGTGTCGCCAAATATATCCAGCGCGTTACCTGTAGATAAATCAGCGCCGGTAGCCCCCATTGTCGCCGCCTGTGTACCAAGCCGCTGTCGGGTCTCTCTGCGCCGTTGCTCAGCTTCAGCGTTACCTCTGTTTATTGCATCATTTGCCTGAGCTGTGGCTATATCTGCGTTCGCTTCTGCAACCTTCGAGGCATACTTTCCCTGTTGGTACTGGGTGTATGCCTGAATGCCACTCATGGCGAGCATTGCGCCACCAGCAATAACCGGATCGCACATTATTTTCTCTCCATGTGAAATCTGTGGAAATTAAGACCAAGAGCACCATAAGGCGCGGCTTCTTCAAGCCTGAATCCAAGCCAGTGCAGCCATGCTTTGGCAACATGGTTTCGCTCGTCGACATAGTTTTCCAGGCGCGGATAAACTGCCAGCATCTGCTGCAATACAGGGCGGCAGTGGCGAAGAAATGTCTTCTGATATTTTTCGATACGGCTGGTTCCGACCAGCCAGGGCGTACCATTGCCACCGATCATTGACGCCGGAGATACGCCAAACATGGTTACCAGTTCTCCGTTCGCAAATCCTGACCAGGCCATAGTCGCAGTACGCAGACCAACACGCAGCGCATCTTCGGTAGTCATCAGTGATACCGCATACAGTTCGTCAATATCAGCCTGACGAACATCCGGCAAAATCATCTGAAGATGCTCTTCGGTTGCGGGAATAACTTGAACATCGATCATCAGAATCCCCCAACAGTAAGGCGAGGAATAACGGCAAGAACAGACAGCGGCAACGGATCAAGCTGACGGATTTTTACACGTCCGTTTTTGCCCCAGTTACTGTCCAGTTTCACTTCTACTTTTCCGGTAGCATCATCAACAGGATCATCGTAGAACTCGAATTCACGCTGTGGATATTCGTACCATTTACCGCCGGGCGTAGTCGCCCAGATGCCGCGACTGGCATTCACAACCAGAGTAACGGAGGGGATCACCTGTTTTTTGTCCAGCAGCGTTTCCTGTCCGTTAATGTTGATATCCAGTGTTTCGAATTCAGCAGTTATTGGCATGCCGATGTGCACTACAGCCCCCGGAGATTCCAGCGTGACGGCACCTCCGGAAACCACTTTCTGTGGTTCCACGTTCGCATCAGAGAGAATGTTTACGGTCTGGCCTTCAAGATGAGACAGGCCTCCAAATGTCCGGCGCGCCATCTGCCAGTTCGTGGTGGCCACATTCCTGAGGGATGGCGGGACGTTCCTGTTAGCACGAACCACTACAGCGGTATTGCTGGTTACAGAAATAATGTCGCAACGTAATTCTTTTGACACTTCATCGCCAGTATCAGGATCAGTTCCGGTATAAGGGAACTGTAGTTGCGCGCCGACATCACTACTGGTGAAGTACGCACCACCAGAAACACTGATTGTATATTCCGCACGGTAATCCCATTCACCAGAACCACCAGTGATGGTCATCGTTCTGTCAGACGTATTTCTTCCATCATAGCTAAGGCCAGAATCAACAAAGAAAGCATCTTCATCGCTGGTAAATAAACGGCTGGACAGTCGCTCGATGTATCTCACTGTTTGCCCGTTAACGGTTCGGTTAATGACGAAATACACCGCATCTTCATTGCCTTCGCTGATACTGCATGTGCTTTCATATTTTCCGGTACTGGACTGTGGTGCCCATGCAAAAACCTGTTGATCACGCAAATAGGTCATCACCAGTAATTTACCGTCATCACGAATGCAGAAGGCGCTGGAGTAAGGGACAATAGAGAAGCACCAGTCAACAATGCTGTGCTTCTGAAAAAGATGATTGGCAAGGATGGTCAGGTCGTTCCCCTGATAGCCGTCAACATCGAATGAGTAGGCCAGATCACGGACAACGCTGCCTTTCTCCTGGACGAACAGAGCAATATTCGCCACGGCAATTGGCGGGACGTTGCTTGAGCCATTTGATCCCTGAGAGCTGAATGCAAATGATGATGGGGTTAACACTTTGTTCTGGTCGCCGGTGATGACGTACTCACCTCCGGAAGTCAGCGCCACCAGAGAACCAACATCAATCAGGTGGCGGATCTCATTAACCTGACGTCCGGCATAGGTGTAGATAATTCTGTCGTCATCCTGCGTAGGATTGCTTTTGCCAAAATCCTTATAATCCCCGGTACGGCTGGCCCAGATAGTCTGAGGAAACGCAGTCGATGCGGCGAAGTAAAGACGTTGTTGATAATAAACAACAGTGCCAGGATAACCATTAACACTGTTCCAGGCATATTTAGCCCATTTATAGCTGGCATTATCCTCGCCCACGACCTGCGAAGGGATATAGGAAATCACCTCGGCAGTTGCAGTAGTTCCATTTGCAGCAGTGATACGGGCAATGCCAAAACCACTGTGCAGATATTCCCACTCAATGCCAGTATCATCATCACCGGATCCGCCCCAGCCATCCCATGATGTGCCTTCTGTATGCGAAGGGCGCAAAGTACCTGTTTTGCCTGCTGTAACGGCGCGATAGTAGTTACTGTCTGCACGGCGAATATCGCCAATCGACGTACTCTTACTGGTTTCCCATACCGGCACAGAATCCACTGCAGGCTGTTCCAGATAGAACAATTTGCCTACCTGCTCCGCGCCAAAAATAGAGGCGCTTGCCGTTAGCGTAATTGTCCCGGTGCTGGCGCTGGCATAAACCGTCACTGACTCGTCAATATTGATATCTTCAAATGGCCCGTTCTTCGTTACCACATCAACCAGTTGCCAGTTGTCATGCGCATAGCGGCGCAACTCTTTCGGCGGGTATGCCGGATGAACCAGCGTAAGCACGTCTGCGCTTTGCGTGAATTTAATTCGGAACAGATCGGTTTCAGTATATGGCGTGGAAATTTCATAAATAACATTGCTGCTGTTCAGCACCAACGCACCATCTTTGATAACGCGCATGTACTGGTGTCCGAACTCCAGAGCATAAGTCTGAACCGTCGAGAACTGGAACGGGATCAGGCGGCATTTCCGATTTGGGTATTTGGCGGCACCGACAAAACGCGTACCAGGTCGATTCTCAACTCCGCCATACTGCCGCACGATAAAGTTATCGCACTTGCGCAATGCCACCTGGTACTTCGCCATGTCGATACGACCGTACAACGACGGTCCAATCTCACCACCGGCAAAGCTGGGCTGGATCCAACTGATAGCCATCAGGACAACCTCGCAATGGTAAACTCGTCAACCGGTGGCAGTGGTTCCTGTGATTCATTCTGGCTATGCGAGCCAGCACTAAGAATCACGCGATTGTACATATTGAGGGCAAACGTACCGAGGTCTGCATTCCCAGTCAGCGCCATGTTAATAGCTGCCGCAAGACGCCAGGCCAACGCCTCCATAAAAATGGCATCAAACATGTTCACATCTGAAACGCGAGAGACATACTTGAGCCATGCCTGCGGCTGGTCTGTGTAGATCAACTTTCCTGTTCCGTTGGTGTCTGCACCAACTTCGTACTGAACGCGCATTGCTGCTGTTGGATTGCGTACACCAGGAAGCATAATTTCAGTAATGCGCAGACAATCGGACGGGTACTGATACGCATATTCCCAGTCAGGCGGTGGATTGCTCGTATCTGCAAGCGCCACGCGTTTGGTAGCAAAGTTCCAGTCAAAATCAGAAAGCACAGCATCACGGCAGGCCTCAAAGTGCAGCGAACATTCCCCCGCTTCCTTGCTGGCTTCCGTCAGGCTGTTAATGCTGCGGCTATTGCCAATATTGGACAGCGCACGATTGCAGATCTCTACTACAGAGGCCATTACTCACCCCCATTGCCGTACAGGGTTTCAGCCGCTGATTTTTCTACATCCCCGGAAACAGGAGCGATCGCCATATCAGTGATCTGCAGATCGGCGCTGCGATTAACACCATCGTCAGTTTCTCTGGCAGACAGGCCTCGAATAACAGCTTTTGCAGTTATCATCACTTCTGTTCCGACGCCCTGAGGTTGCGCCTTCAGCTTATTCAATGTGTCGTTATTAAGAGTGATGCACAGCCCCCACGGGTATTCATCGCGAGTTCTGGTTTCTCCGCTCTCATCCTGGTAGCTGTCAGTGCCGGTTTTGAGGTTTACGAGTTCCATATACACTCCTGCAATAAAGGGGCCGAAGCCCCTTGTCGGATTCGCGAGGCTTACACGCCTAGTTCTTTACGCTTATCTGCGATCTTCTCGCGGAGCGTTTCGGCTTTAGCGTTATGGTGTGGCTTCTCGTTAAAGAGCAATTCGTACTCTTCACGGAGCTTATCCAGTTCACCATCATCTGACACATCGTTGATGATTTTGGTGCTGGTTGCTGCCATTGACACCTTTCCTGCAACTTTTGCTTTTGCCTGTCTGGCTGCATCGTTAACAGGTTCCAGTGCGCTACCAGGCTCACCTTCGTATTCGATTTCTGCCCCCTCCGGCCACAGAGTGTTATGGATATGAGAGAGGCGCAGAACGCGGTATCTTGGTTTCTCACCTGACATCGATATCACCTTAACCAGTTACTTTTGAGCGGATCGGATACGGCGTATTGGCATCAACATCAAGACTGATACCAGCAGTGAATTCGCCAGCCGTAAGTGGGCCAGTTGCGACGGAGTAGTTAACACGCAGATATCGCTGAACACCGGCAGGCACCTTTGCAGAAACAACTCGTTTACCTGCTGTCAGGGCGGTCTTTGCCAGTGCGCCACTATCATAAATAGTGGTCCATGAGCTGTTATTCTCACTCGTCTGCAACTGGATGTTTACAGTTGCATCACCGCTTGCTGCGGCGGCTGCGTTAACCAGCACCCAAAACTCAAGCGGGTAACCCACGCCGATATCACGACGTTTTCCGTCAATTGGACCGAGATCGATTACGTCAGTAGAAGCCGCGGTATCAGTTACCGCCTGTGCTTCGGAGAACATCAACAGTTTGTCGGTGATCATCTTCTTTCTCCATTAGTGGGTCTGTTACGACCCACAGGTTAATAACAGGCGTTACACCACGCGGGCTTCTGTTTCCAGAAGCGCATCAGTTTCACGGATTGGTACACCACGGAATGAAGTCCACCACTCGCCTTCTGTCTCTTTTACGCTGATAGCCAGAGATGTTTTCTCCAGAGACTGCAGATCAAGAGCCTGGCCTACAGTGCGGTTCATGTAGAACACCGGGCGGCCCATGCCACGGTTTGGAATGCGATGTAGTGCTTTAACCATCAACTTCGCAATATTTGCGGCAGAGGATGGTTCTGAAAGATTGCTGACATCGATGTTTGCAATGCGAACAACATAACGCCAGTCACGCAGAGCAAGTCCGTTATCCCATTTGTAATGGGTGCGATAGCCTTCGTACTTGCCGCCATTAGCATCTTCCAGTGTCACCTGGCCTTTATCTTCCATCTGGATGCCAGCCTTCTGCCCTTTCGGGAAGATGCCATGCACGGTGTTTTCGCCCCACACCACTAACCAGATTGAGGTGTTATCTGTACCCGTGCCACCAGCATCAATGATGTTCTGAGCATTACCCGCAGACAGGCTGGAATAGCGGGAGGACAGTCCCATAAACTGCTGAGGATTAACGCTGGAATCACCATAAAACAGCGTCTGCGCCATCTGCTGATTCATCGCTTCAATAAATGCGCGGTCTTCAGAAAGGCGGAATTCGGCGGTATTGCCGTTCAGATCAGCCAGTGACTTATCGACTTCCGCATAGGTTTCCAGCATGCCAACGGAATCGGTTACCTGCACTGTGGTTGATTTGCTTGGCTGTACGCCATAGTTCAGCAAACGCCAGGTAGCTGAAGGTAAACCAGAACGAATGGTGGTTCGGTGTCCGGTAGGAAGGTTCCCTTCGACAAAAGGCATATCCTGAAGGATCGGGTTAGTTTGACCGAGAAGCTCGATAATCTTATCGACTTTCCCGTTTGGATCGACGCGCTTACCCCAGTCAGCCAGCGTTAGCGCAGTTAAGCCTTTAACAGCCATTGTCATTTCCTCTCTTATTTGCCATAGAGCACTTCGGCCGCACTACGCTGGCCTTCATTACCACCGGTGACCATGCCATCTTCAGACATCGCCTTTCCGATTTTCACGAACGTTTTGACCAGATCAGGGTGATTACCCAGCCCGGTGGTGTTCAGATATTCTTTGAGCTCAGGTGTCCCGAACTGGTCAAGCGCACGCTGTGCGGCGCTAAGGTTAGAAATCAACTTGTCGCCACCGATTTCTTTGTCAGCTTTTACATCCGCAGCCCACTGCTCGGTTGTTTTCTGCCAGGCTTCTGCCTGGCGCTGCTGAACACCTGCCAGAATCTTCGGATAAGCATCAACCAGCTTTTGCGCTTGCTCGTTGGTCAGGTTAAGTTCTCGCGCCACAGGCTCGAATTCCTTCAACGCTTCTGTATCCAGCTCTACGCCTTCGGCAGCCTGAAACTCGTACTTCTCAGGCGCACCCTCTGGTTTATCGCCGTCCTTTTTTTCATCCTGCTTATCGTTTTCAGGCTTTTTGTCATCAGCAGGTTTATCGCCATCAGCAACAGGTTGTGGCTTATCACCTTCCGATTGTGATGGATCACCAACTGGAGCAGGGTTATCACCTGCAGGCGCTGACGGTTCTGACGCAGCCGGAGCTGCTCCACCATCGACTGGTTGCTCATTGCAAAGACGGCGATACAGCAAACGCTCAAATAAATTCATGATCACTCCTGTTCACTGGCCTCTTTGGCCATCTTCAAATACTGTTCAGGGCAATGCGCCATAACGCGCTGAAACAGTTCCAGCGCCAGATTGCGTTGCCCCTCATTAAATGCCATAGCCATAGCGTCCATCGGTGAGATAGCAGAAAACACACGGCCTTTCTCCAGCACCGACCAGACAACGCGACGCCCCTGTTCACTGCTCATGACAAAGCGAATGTCATCAATTTCACGCTGTGCCATGTCACGTTGCTTACGGGCGTTTTCTTCTTTCAGTTGATCGTCTTCGTAATCTGTCATTGTGATTGCCCACCCTGACCACTAACTGCATTCGCCATAGCTGACAAAACACTCGGATCCGAAGTTTTAGCTTCGCTTAGCGTCTTGGCACCCTGTGCCGCCGCCATCCCCATCGCCATCATTTGTTGCTGCTGTTGCTGCTGTGCCCGTTGCTGGCGAGCCTGCTCAACCTGTTCCTGCGGAACAATGACGGTTGGAGACACTCCGGACATATCAGCGAATGCATCGATTGCCTGATCAACGTTGAGTTTGTCGAGAGCTTCTGGTTTCGCTTGCGCAAGTTGACCAATGAAGTTAACCGTGGACGCCAGACTGGACAGGCCGATAGACTTCTGCGCCTGAGCCATGACGGAAATGTATTCGACCTTCAGGGGCATACCTTCCATCGCGTCAGGCGGGGGCGGCAGCATGTTTTTACGCACCATCATCGAGAAAGCGCGGTCAATGAGAGGATTAAGACATTCGTCGTTCAGACGCTCCAGAACCGGCCCCAACATCAGAAGTTTTTCTTCTTTCATTTCGATCACCGCTTCAACAGGCATCGAACGGGTATTGATGTTCTGCAACATCATGAACAGATCGACAAAGTAGGCACTGTTAATGATTTGACGAGTGTCCTGAATGTCTGCCACCAGATCTGCTGTACTGGGGTTAACCAGATAAGCAGGCCTGAAACCATCCTGACCAGTAATCTGATCGATATACGTGATGTCGCCAGGAAGAAGGGAGGCGCGCTGATTCTTGAGGGAAGTCGGAGCAATCATCGGCGGATTGGTGGCTTTATCAATCAACTGCGACTTGCGCTTCTGGAGAAGCTGCAATGCCTTAACAGGTCCAAGCGCCAGCATACCCGGGCATGATGATCCATAAACATCTTCGCCGTTAACTTCCCAGCGCGGAGCCATAATTGGAAACTCATCGAATCCGGACTCACGCAACAACTTGTCGTTATCGCCACCAACCTCGTAATAAACCGATTTGAATGGCTTGTTCTTGCTATCCAGCTTCGATGTATCGCGGTCAATGTTCGGGTAAACCGAATGCATCACTTCAATCCACTTCTCGTAGGTGCCGCTTTCCCACATGCTTTTTACGGATTCGCTGACGTTATTTAGCCCGAACTCCTGAACAAGCTGACGAACAGTCATAGAGAACTTGCGAAAACAGGTGTCCACACTGCCACGAGGTGAGTTAGCCAGGTAGTAACTGCCTATCGGGAATGGCATTGTGCGAATGATGTCCTCGTCATCCTCCAGCACCGCCATTGCACCAGTGCTGTATGTGCCGAGGCTTCCGTATAACTGCGGAAGAGACTGGTAGAGATTCGACTTATTGAACATATCGTTCATGCGGTTCTGAACTGCCTCAAGCCACAACTTAACAGGGCCATAGTCCATCATTTCAGGATCTGGCGTAGCCAGGCGAAACCACGGACGGGCGGGGCTTGTTATGCCTGACATCATGCCGCTGGCAAGAGTGCGCGCCGCCATAGTCCCGGTCGAATCAATAATGCGTGTATTGCGTCGATCGTTACGGTTTACCTCAGAAGTCAGAAAGCGGGAACCACGCGGGTTGATGTAATCACTCAACTCGCGCCAGTGCGGCTCGAACGACTGACGCTCGCTTTCAAGTTGTGCGAACTGTTTGTTCAATCGCTCTTTAGTTGTTTCCGCCATTTCAATGACTCCGGTTACTGACCAAGTAGCGTTTTACCGCTGGTATTAGCGGTTGATGTGTCACCCTGAGAACCGGTAAGCAGCGTAGAACTACGACCAGCAGCAGCGCGACGGCGACGAGTTTCTTCGTCGCGGGCATCAACAACGGCGGCATCCTGCTCCTGTGGTGCTGCCTGAACTTCTGGTGTTGCAGGCACTGACGGTGAGCTACCCATGCACATATCAATGACTCCGTACGCAATTAAATTATTACCAATTTAACCATATATGATTTATTTATCGTAGATAGTTGACATTTAACGCACGAATTATTACCTTTCAGGTAAGCAAATAGTTCATTCAGGTTATTAACCTGACTGGCTTGTCGTTAAATTGAACAGGTGGAGTGAGCTTTTATTTTGAGCAGTACGGCGTATGGCACATGCGCCGATAGCGGTCTGGATACGCTTAAGGGGCACCCTCCCTTGCTCGGGCAAACGAACCAGGTAGCCGGAATGTGCAAGTCGAGCGGTTTTATTCCGCGCACGGGGATTCACCATCCCGGCGATTCGGTGTGACGCCTCGGAAGAGACGAGGGTACAACGATGAGAGCATTTATGGAGCCGCGACAAAGTGTGGCGCCTTAACAGGCTAAGTGCTCTCAGCGTTGTGGCATTAGCTCAGTTGGACAGAGCAACCGCCTTCTAAGCGGTTGGTCGCAGGTTCGAATCCTGCATGCCACGCCAGAATCACGCCTAAGGACCGTGATGCCAGAAGTTCCAGGGGCTTGGCGGTGATGGTTTCCCTTGAAGGACTATCACCGCCCTTTTTACAGCAGGACGCCATTGCGATGACTTCATGCTGTAAACCAGTACAGCCACGGAAGGCATAACTCATTGCTTCCAGTTCGCCCGGTTCGCCGGGCATTTTTTTAAGGTGTGAATCATGAAATACGAATTCGATGGATTTTGATGTCGTGACATGTCACAAACAGCCAGCCGATGAGCTGGCTTTGTTTTATCCTCATCAGAGGATATCAACGACATTATCCCCACCAGCGGATTAAGCATAGGGATCGTAATCTGTGATGGCCTTGCCTTGCTGGTTCTGCTGCCCGGGAATTCGCAGACGCCTCGACACAGGGAACGCAAACGTCAGCAGTAGCGCATCGCCTTTACCCGGCGAACGCCCAAGCCGCTCCTTGATATCCTCCTTCGGTTCGATAACGATTTTACCGTCCACGCGAACTTTGTACTCTGCCGCCGACAGGTCGTCTGCAGTTTCCTGGTCATCCAGCATGCCGCCCAGCCTCAGCCATGTCTTACATGAGTTGAACATCTCCCCACGCTTGTTAAGCATCTGCGGGTCAGTAGACGCGCCACCGAACGGAACAAGTTGCCATGTACGACCCCAGCCGTCACCGATTGACTTCAAACCGGTTCCGTAACCGAAGTCGATGAACACCGCGTCAGCCTGATACTGGTCTTCAAAGTCAGCGATACGCTTCGCCATAATCAGATCGTCGGTAGTCTTGTTGCCAGTCCACAGCACCTTACTGTGTAGCCCCTGCCGCAGGTATATCACAGCGTCATCAACGCCGGAGTATGCCGGGTCAACGCCGATTATCACCGGAGCATGTGCAACCTGCGCAGCGGTTACCACCCGTTTCATTGCCTCGTCAGTAAGACCGGTAGGGATAAACTGCAATTCAGATGCATCAGGGAATATGCCACGCACACGGATTTTAACGAAGTCGCTGTCTTCCCCGTAGTCATCAACCCATTTCTGCAACTGCTGTTTGTTGGTACCTTCCACCGTCCGACTGTCAATCTGCGCAGTTTTCCAGCGGTGTTTATACTTGCGGAAACATTCACGGAAACGTCCGGTATTACGTGTAGGGTTTCCGAACGCCACCCAGATAATCTCAGTGTCTTCGTCCGTAAGCGCACCCTCAGCAACTTCCCACACCAGATCCGCAATGTTCGACGCTTCATCAAACACCACGATGATGCGTTTGCGCTCGTTGTGTAGTCCGGCGAATGCCTCAGTGTTGTGCTCAGACCAGGGGATTGCGTCAGCTCGCCACCGCTTGTCGTGCCCAGGATCATTGCTGTACATCGCAGTAGCGGTACAGGTAAACCAGTCTTTCGTGATAGCAAGGTTCGACCACTTGATAATTTCCGGCCAGGTCTTCGTTCGTAGCTGGTTGTCGGTGTTGGCGGTCACCACGACCTTACAATCCTCGCAAGTGGACATGCCCCAGTTGATCAGCATTGAGATGAATGCGGATTTACCAATACCGTGACCAGAAGCGCGTGCCAGCATAAGCGGCTGATAGCGCGTCTCTGGATTCTGCAGGTGATCACGTATCTCTCGGAACGCATCAGCCTGCCACTGACGTGGACCGGTGGCATGTGCCAGTTCAGTACCCTCTTCCCCCCACGGGAACGCATAGAGGGCATAGCCAAGCGGATCGTGAGTGAACCCTGCAATATCCTCGATCAACTGCTCTTCAGGAGATAACGCTGTATCTGTCACTGATTACCATCCTGACGTTCTTTGAGTCGCTTCCTGGCTGCTGCTATGCGATCAGCAATTGTCACATTCACATTAACATCCAGACGTTCTTTGAACGCGTTGACATCAACATGCTTACCAATCAGCTCAAGGTTCTTCACCTTGTCAGGCCATTTAATTTTTTTGAGGATTGTCTCTATCGAATCCTCGTTCATGTTCATGATGGTCGATGACAGATCAAAGCCACTAAGCGTAGTGCGCCAGATTTTCGGCCACTCGCGGATTGGCTTAAGGCTCCCATCGTCGTTGAGGATGTCGATCACGTCCATCTGGTCGATCTCCACCAGGCGCATGAGAACGTAATCAGCACTGACGCGCATTCGTTTGTTGCGCTCCTCCATCAACTCGGCAATCCGTTTCTGAATGCGTTCATCGCGCATCATGACACTGGCTTTAACTGCCGCTGTATTTGGGGAGAATCCTGCATTAATCGCTGCCTGAGTCTGGTTTTCAGGCGTTTTGATGTATGACTGGCAATAAGCCTCCTGCATTGCTGTTAGTGGCTTAAATTGCGTTGATTTGCGTTTATAGGTTTTAGGTTCAGCAGGCATCATAACCACCGTGGTAATAGTTACCGTTGTGGTAATAGTACCATGCAAAATAAAGCCGCCATAGTTGGCGGCAGTATTCAAAGTCCATCAAATTCATCGTAAAAACTCTCGTCAAGATACCCTTCCCATTTACCGCGAATGAAAATTACATCCTCGCCGCAAGGGTGCTGACTGTCGATAACTATATCCCTCCTGACGCAACCATACTTATGCATGAGAAATTTAACCTCTTTCGGAAAATTTGCTGAGTTATCTCTCATATCTTCAAGGTCGTAGCGTATTTTTGGCATAACACCTTCGTGACATGTCACACTATTAATTTCGTTTCATGCCAGCCTTTGGTCACCCAGCATTGCGAGTCACCATTACACGGGCATGAATTAACTGGAACTCTCTCGCCGCACTTACCGCAACGTTTTCTGCTGATCGATTTTATACGCCCGCGCACGCGTGCATCATCCTGGCGGATCAGTAACGCTATATACTCACCAAATTCGTAAGGTGCACGCCCGGGGCGACGCGTGGCACAGTTACGCTCCAGCATTTCAATTTCCTGAGCATCAAGCACAATTTCCAGCTTACGCACACCAGATGCAGCTTGTCTGGCTCTCTGAGCGGCTTTGCGCTCTGCTGCTGATTTAGCCATCAATATTCACCTTTATCGCGAACACCTTTACCGGTTTATCTCCGAAGTGCGGATGTGTGATTGTCTTGATTTCATATCCGTCATACGGGACGTCAATTCTGCGGCTGGAATCGTCGCGCTTCGGATATCCCTTTGTGATAATCAGGCGGTCATACTCGCGGAACATAATTCGCTTATTCCAGTAGTCATTACACAGGCGATACTCTTCCGTTTTCTCTCCGCGAATCATGGCATCGAAGTATTCACCTTTAACGGCAAGTTGCAGGTTAGCCACGACCTTCCTCCTTTGGCTTGTGAATTTGTATCGTCATGCCGCTTTGAGTGGTGACTACAACGACAGAACCAGGCTGAAGACTGTTAAGATTGAATGCTTCGTAAAACGAAGCCAAGGCCAGCGCTTTTTTATTCTTTCGGTTCCACCAACGCCATCCATTGCTACAGGCTACACTGACAATCCACTGTCCACTCCTGTAAGCCATATAAAACCAGATGAGCAAAACCTGAATGAATGCTATCCAGTCAATAATCGTATATTTCGCGAAGGAGACCATCAATTAACCTCCTGCGGCGGTTCCGGTAGAGGCATCCAGTACAAGGCGTTCCCTAACCACGATAAAGTGCCGTCGCTCAACTCCACGTATTCCCCTTGTACCTGTCCTGCCATATACTCGCCGTGCTTTGAATAAATTAAAATCCAATCATCTTGAGCGGGCATTCGCTCACTACAGCTTATCCAACCATCCGGAGTTACCGGATAGTTGCCCGACAGCTCGTTCAACTTGTAAGTTTGGCTTACAGGTTCGGCTTCCAGTTCTGCAATGCGCTTCTCTGCAGCTTCCAGCTCAACGCGCAGCTTCCCTACCGTTAGCGCAATTTCCTCGTTCTCCTGGTCGCGGCGTTTGATGTATTGCTGGTTTCTTTCCCGTTCATCCAGCAGCGCCAGCACGGTTTCTGGTCCGGTCAGAAATTTGAAGGCGTTGAGCGCATCAATATCCACACCGTAATCCTTAAGTTCCTGTTCACTTAACAAATCATCATCAACTGGCAACATTAACAGGCGTTCCATTGCCGGAATTGCACGTTCTGCCGCCTCACGCAGTGCCTGATAGTTAATTTTGGTCATATCACATCCCCCTGAAGCCGTTGCATTTACGTAAAAAATCGCAGATATAGCCCTTCATTTTTTCGTGCCAATCTCGATCATTCCCATTGCACCAACCATCAGGTGGAGTCCAGTTTTCTATCAGAGCAGCCATTTTCTTTGCTTTCGCCGGAGTAGCTGTTGCGGTATCGCAGTAATGACGAGTGTCAACCAACGTATCCATACCATCGATATCAAGTACGCAAAACCATGTGTGATTCGGCATTTCAACAGATGGTATTTGTTGCCCACGTCGACGTTTATCAATAAGACATACAGTCACTGGTTGCCTCCTTTGCGAAGCTGGGCAGCAAAGTCAACTAACCACTCAGTCATTTCAACCTTCCCTACCAGGTCTGAACCAGGGTGCATACAGCAATCACTCTGCGCCGCTTTGAAATCCTTATACTCATATTCTTGGGCCACCAGATTTTTTGCAGCTTCTATAGCAGCATCCACCCCCTGCGCCCGAATTTCAGCCAGGAAAGCATCGGTGGCTGGCATATTTCCTGTTGCCTTCATGGCCTCCAAAATAACCAGAACGCCATCTCGCCCAACCACCTCAGCGATAACCTCGGTGTTGTCGCCAACAACATCGCAGAATGCCTGAACTGCCTTACGAGCCAGCTCATTCTCCGCCGCCAGCACCGAAAACTTCTCGTGCGCCAACTTAACAGCCGAATCAGCCTGCTTAATTGACTCAGTCGCTCTCTGGTGGTCTTCGGCCAGCGCATTAGCACGCACCAGTTGCACTTCCAGTTGCGTTGCCAAATCGCTGATCAGCTTTGCCACACTGCGCATATCAACGGCACCACATTCTGCTTTCAGTTCCGAAGCCATCTCATGCCCGGCGGAAACTAACCCTTTGATATTACTTTCCATCTTTACCCTCGCTTATCCACATAACTTATTGATTACATTGATAACTAAAAAGATCGTCGATTCAGAACTCTTCGATGTTCCAGCCACCACCAGCTTTCTTTGGTTTAACCGTTACCCCGATGATTCGGAACGGATACTGATCTGCGGCGACTTTGGTTTTCACCCTGGCGTCGTCGGTCCAGAATCCCCCTTTCACTTCGTGCAGTTCCATCTCTCCGGTGGCGAGCATCACAGCGAAATCTGGCGTATAGAACGTGTTGTCAGCTAACCGCAGCTTGATACCCTCAAATCGATACCAGACGATTTCTCCTGCACGTTTACGCATCTCAAGGTGCTGACAATACGCAGATTCTGTTTTGTTCATCTGGCCTGTTTTGAGTCGACCAAGAGCCTGTATCTGTTTTCTCATGATTTACCCCTGAGGTAATTAAAAACCACATAAGACAAGAAATCAATAGATTTTAGAATATTTTATTACCTCATAGGTAATTATTGAGACATAAAAAAATGCGCTATCGCGCTGGTATTACTTGATAAATCCTGCCGCCTTTCCCCGCCTGTATTCCTCCATCAGCCACTGCGCCGGTGTTATTCCCCCCAGGGTGGCGGCGTTAGGCATGCACCCGAAACTTCGCCCTGGCGGGTGGTAAACGTCTCTCCCTGTGTCCGGAGGTGTACTCATGGGCTCTGGCTTTGCCTGTATGCTGATCACCGGATCGGGTATCTGCTGTCCGGAAGCCACCTTTTTCGCCCAATCATCGAGCAGCCTGCGCGCGTGTTTCTCAACCTCAATCTCGCTAAGCTGGCGCTGATACATTGCACGGCGGGTATCACATACGACCCAGTACATAACCGGATGCCGCCACGGGAATCTTTCGGGACCACCAGGATATAAACTTTTTTCCTTGCTGTACCGGTGAAACTCCGCCATCACATCGTCAATGGTGACGCCAAGAACCATCTTGCTGTCTTTACACCACTTGATAAATTGCCCTGGCGACGGCCAGAACGGAGATTCGCTGGCGCGGGCGTGGCGCATACCAGCAGAAACCTGTTCACGGGTTCGGATCCCACCTTCGGCAAACGCAGCAATCCACTGCTGTTTTGCAGCAACTTCCTGCTCTGGCGTCTTCAGGTTGGTTACCACTGCCGCCGGAAACAGTTGTTTCAGCTGTTTGAAAAGGGCATCAACAAGCCTCTCTGCTGACATGTTCACCACGTTGTCATTGTTGGTGTACTGATGCTCATAACCTGACATGCGAGAAAGGGCTTCTCCGTCACGGTTTTGTATCGCGGTAAAAACGTTGTTCACAAGAAATCCTCCCATGCTTCAGGGCTGTTCCAGTGCGGAACGTTGTTATCAGGTAATGTTGATTGCTTCTGTCTGCTAATCTGCAGCCGCCTTGCCAGCTTCTGCTCCCACTGTGCCTGATGGTATGCCTTACCCTCAGCCATCCAGTAAATTCTGAACTCTGCAAGTTCCTGTGCCGTTGGCAGACTGTCCAGGTAGATCCCCTGCAATGAGCTTTTCCGAAGAAAGTCATCTGATGGCTGCCATTGTTCATGCATGACAAATTTGCCTAATTGCCCTGGCCCACCAGGAGGAACAAAGTTATTCATCACGGCGTTGTTTGCGCCGGGGTCATGAGGCACAGAATCCCCGGTTTTTGTCCTGCTCTCCCTCTCTTGGTTAAATGACTGGTTATATGACTGGTTCTGGATCCCGTTTTTGGGATCATTCAACATCCCGTTTTTGGGATCATTCAACATCCCGTTTTTGGGTATATTCCCGCTTTCGGTAACATTACCGTTTTCGGGTTCATTGCCCCCCTCCCGGTTGCCTTTAATGTTCCCGTTTTTGGTTATATTAAGAGAGAAAACCCGCACTCTTTTTGTCGCTCCCTTTCTCTCTCCGGTATCTGAAATAAGCCCCATTTTCATGAGCGATATAAGCCCGGCCTGCACGGTTTTTTTATTCAGGCAAGTGTCTTTAACGAGGCGTTCTATGCTGGGGTAGCATAGGTTATATTCATCGGCTCTGTCAGCCATCGAGAGCAGTATGAGCTTTAATGACGAGCTACCTGGATCTGTCTCCCAGGCCCAATCTGTTGCATGTCTGCTCATGATTAATCTCCGCTATCAGCTTGAATGTTGTGGGGAGGAATTAATCATGATCTGCTTAATCTCTGCCCTGATACGACGGTTTGATTCCATGGTGCACTCAACACAGTGTCCGTTGTAAACCCAACGTTCACTGTCATGTCCGTGCTTACATGGTTTTCCGGTGTAGTAGCGTTTAAGTCCGCGCTTTGCGGCATCAATACGTGTAATGATTTCCATGGTAAGCCCTGTTATTAGTATTGGGATTACGGTCATTTTGTGCTGACACAAAAAAAAGATCAACCAGATTTGGTTTTTTATTACCTTTGAGGTGCGAATAGATATGAAAAGACCGCCGGGTGGCGGTCTACAGAGGGTTGTGGCTGGATATCATGAGTAGAAGAAGTATGCCAGTTCTGCTTTTGAGCGCAGCCATTGTCTTGTTTTACAGGCTTTAAAAAGCCCATTCATCAATACTTTACCTGGCATTTTGCGCTTACCTGTTAAGTGAGTCTGGATATAGTGACTCGTCGTTCCGGCTTCCTGTGCGAAGGCTTCACGCTCATCCGGAGTAAGTGCAAGCCAGTGCTTTTTGAAATCGAAATGTCCGTTATCGCTCATAGCTATTGCCTGATATTTATTTCAGATAATAAATATTCACCCATAAGGTAACAAAAATCAAGGATAGTTACCTATGGGGTGCATTTACCTGTTGGGTAATATTGCTTTAAATTGAATCATCTACTGATTCATATACGAGGCGATTTTCCAGAAAATGAAAAGTATCCAGGACGTCCGCAGGCAAAATCTCAACGACTTGATCGACCGTGAATTCAATGGTGTTCAGACGCGGATGGCAGAAAAACTTGGAACTCAGGCAAATCTGGTAAACCGCTGGGCTCTTGGCAAGAAGGTTATCGGCGACCAGGTTGCGCGAAAAATTGAAGCTGCCGCCAATAAACCCCGTAACTGGCTTGATATCGATCGCTCGCTTTCTCAGGAAGGTTTTCAGCCTGTCGGCCCAAGCGACATTGGCCAGCTGGCGGCTCACAACCTGGAACGCTGGATGAGCGAAAGCCGCGACCTTTCAACACAGGGAAAACTTCACCGCGCATCCGGCGTCGCCCAGGTGACAATCAGCCGCCTGTTAAACAATGAGGTCAGCGTTTCCATTTCCACCCTGGAGAATGTTGCATCCGCATTCGGGCGTCACGGCTATGAATTACTGATTCACCCGCACGACCCTGCGACCATCAACTATGACCGCTCGCGCTACGCATTGTTACCCGAAACCGAGAAAGCAAAGATCGAAAGTTACATTGAATTTGTCATCAACCAGAACGAAAAAAACAAACAATAAAATCATATTTTTCAGTAAGTAAGCCGCCTTCTGGCGGCTTTTTTATTGCCTATACTATTACCTAATGGGTAATTTTTTTAACTCATATCTATTGACATCAAACCAAATACGCATAATTATTACCTAAACGGTAACAGACCGAGGTAACAAGTTATGCAGTGGAAAATCATCAACGGTTGGTGCTGCGTTACTGCATGCGGATTCATGAGCTGGAAGTTCCGCACCTTACAGGAAGGCATTAAGTGGGCTTTCGTCAGCAAAGAAGCTCGCGATGTGGCCAACGATAACGAGATATGGGAGGTCTGATAATGAACGTTAATCAGCAGAAAAATCTTCAAAAAATCATGCTGGCATTCGACAAGGACTACCGCCTGTCAGAACAGCTATATGACCGACAAGTTGAACTGATCGAGAGCATCCGGCTTCATCAACTAGCCTCAACTTTCGACGCTGTAACAGGTAAAGGCGTTCGCCAGGAAGTACTGGAGGCCGCTAAAGACAGTCCAGAGTTCGAAGAACTGATGGATTCCTACCGGCGCGAGGCAATGGCAATTATAGCGCGCTGGGATCTGGCGGATCAGCTTGATGGGCAGAGGGACGCGGCATGATGCGGAACGCTGGAATCATGGATAGAACAAAATACATCGGAGGAAGCGATGTTGCAGGGATTCTTGGAGTTAGCCCATGGCGCACCCCGCTTGAGGTTTATCTGGATAAGGTCCAGCCACGTGTCAAACCAGTAGACCCAAGCAAGCAGAAAGTTTTCACGCGTGGCCAGCGTATGGAGCCATACGTAATAGACCTGCTTTCTGAGGAAACAGGGATGGAAATCGTTCATCGCGGAAACCGCTATATCCACCGTGATTACGATTTTATTGCAGCTGAGATCGATGCAGAAGCAGCGTCAGGCGAGAACATTGAGATCAAAACAGTTAGTCCGTTCAAAGCCAAAGAATGGGGAGAAATCCAGACAGATGCAATTCCTGTGCATTACACGGCCCAGGCCATGCACGGGTTGATGGTTACAAACAAACAGGTATGCGTTTTCGGTGTGCTTATCGGTGGCGACGACTTCCGAATCTATCGGGTTGAGCGTGATGAAGAAACTATCCAGGCGATCTTAGAAAAAGAAATCGCTTTCTGGGACCGAGTGAAAAATCTTAACCCGCCGGAAGCTACCAGCGTAAGCGATGTATCGCTGATGTTTGAGAAAGATGCCGGGACAAGTATCGAGGCTGACGGAAAGGCACTCGCACTATTCAACGATCTACGAGACATGAAGTCACGCAGAAAATCACTGGAAGAAGAAATAGCTATATCAGAAGAGAAGCTGAAGATGTACATGCAAGAGCACTCAGTCCTGACCCTGGACGGAAAGCCGCTCTGCACATGGAAATCTCAGATCAGCAACAGATTCGACCAGAAGCTATTCCAGTCAGTACACCCTGAGTTATTCGAAAAATTCAAAACAACAACGACACAACGCGTCTTCAGAATGAAGTAAGGAGAAAAAATGTCTATCAATGCACTTAAGGCAGCGGCTACCGGTAACCAAGTTGCACATCATAATGAGAAACCAACAACTCTGGCCGGACTTCTGGCAGACCCAAAAATTAAAGCTCAGATGGCTTTGGCACTTCCAAAGCACATGACAGCAGACCGTCTGGCGCGCATAGCAACCACAGAGATCAGAAAGGTTCCAAAACTTGCATCATGCGACCAAGCCAGCTTCCTGGGGGCAATTATGCAATGTGCCCAATTGGGTCTTGAACCAGGCGGAGCTCTTGGACACGCTTACCTGATACCGTTCGACAAACGCCAGAAAGTAAATGGAAGATGGGAAACCGTATCTACAGAAGCACAGCTTATTATCGGCTATCGCGGAATGATTGACCTTGCCCGCCGCTCTGGGCAGATCCTGAGTATCTCGGCTCGTACCGTACATACAAACGACAAATTCAGCTACTCATACGGCCTGGAAGAAACGCTCGAGCATTTACCTTGCGAAACAGGTGACCGCGGAGAATTAACGCACGTTTACGCCGTTGCACGACTGAAAGATGGCGGAGTCCAATTTGAAGTTATGAGCCGGGCAGACGTTGAGAAAGTTCGTGCACTGAGCAAAGCCGGTAGCAGTGGCCCATGGGTTGATCACTTCGATGAGATGGCTAAAAAAACAGTAATTCGCCGACTGTTCAAATATCTTCCTGTTTCTATTGAAATGCAGAAGGCTGTTGTTATGGATGAGCGCGCTGAAGCTGGACTTAGCCAAGATAACGCAGCTGTTATCACTGGTGAATATTCCGTAGTTGACGATGAGCGTCAACACCTGTCGCCAATTTCAGATTCAGAACGAGAAGAAGCTCGAGAATATATCATCGCGATACTTAATAGCCTGGATCCATCTGCTGAAGATGCAAAAACGATGTTCAAGCGCGCTGAAAATGAAATTAACACCATGGCTGAAAAGCTCGGTGATGAATATCACCAAAAATTCATGATGACGCTTAACGATATGCGTCCAGAATTCGAGTAACCACCACCGCGGCGCAACGCGCGCCGCACTGCAACCAAGAGAGGTATTTATGAAAGGTGCATTAGGTAAGAAGGAACTCCTGGCGGTGGTGCCACTGTCATGGAGCACTATCGACCGTATGGAGCGCGCAGGTGAATTTCCTAAACGCTGGTATATCACTGACAAACGCTGCGCATGGAACCGTGACGAAGTTGAGCGTTGGCTTGATGAACGTCAGGCAGCAAGCCCGGCAGAGTTCCAGGGTAAAAAACCTCCTGTTCAGCAACGTGTATATCGTCCCGTGAGCAACGCTGCATGAGTGCGCTGCTAAGGCACTGGAGCAAATGGTCAGGATGGTACTTATTCCTGGACTCTGTTTCAGCATGGCTTTATCTGCTGGCATTAATTTTCAGAGAGGGTTGGATTAAGTGAGAAAGTTAAGCCGACTTGAAAAATATCACATGAATAAGGTTTCAATGCGTAGTCCGTCAAAGATTGTCGCCGTTACTCCTGCGGCGATAGAGATCGAAAAACGCGCGATTGAAAGAGAAAAAAAAGGGCAGTTCCGCATTGCCGCTCACCTTTGGCTTCAGTGTATGGATGTTGCTTCTGGTGATGTTGAGCGAGCAAGGATTGCGGTTCGCAGGGACCAATGTATCACAAAAGGTAACGGCCTTCGCCGTGGCGACTATAGCGGCATAGGATGTTGTGGGGTGGTTTATGACTAAGAAATACACACTAATCTATGCAGATCCACCCTGGGTATACCGGGACAAAGCCGCAGATGGTAATCGCGGTGCCGGTTTTAAATATCCGGTTATGAGTGTGCTTGATATCTGCCGCCTTCCTGTGTGGGATTTGGCCGATGAAAACTGTCTGTTGGCCATGTGGTGGGTGCCAACACAACCACTCGAAGCACTAAAAGTTGTTGAAGCCTGGGGATTCCGTCTGATGACCATGAAGGGCTTCACGTGGATAAAATGTGGTAGTCGACAACAAGATAAACTGGTTATGGGTATGGGTCACATGACTCGCGCCAATAGTGAAGATTGCCTGTTTGCAGTAAAGGGAAAACTACCTCCGCGCATTAATGCAGGGATCGTTCAGTCATTTACCGCACCGCGGCTTGAGCATTCAAGAAAACCAGATGTCGTTCGTGAAAAACTTGTGCAATTGTTAGGCGATGTTTCTCGCATTGAACTGTTCGCCCGCCAGTCGTCTCATGGCTTCGATGTTTGGGGTAATCAGTGCGAAGACCCGGCAGTGCAACTACACCCTGGATACGCGTTGGCTATTGGCGGATTAACAAATGCATTCAGCAATGCTCCGCTGTCACCAACAGACAACCAGGGGCGGGAGCGTTCAGCATGAACCTATATCAACGCATCAATGGCGCTGACTGGTGCAATATCTTCGTCGTCGGCGATCTGCATGGGTGCTACACGCTGCTGATGAACGAACTCGACAAAGTTTCATTCGACCCGGCGCGCGATTTGCTTATTTCCGTTGGTGACCTTGTTGACCGCGGCGCTGAAAACGTCGAATGCCTGGATTTGATTACTATGCCGTGGTTCCGAGCTGTTCGTGGCAACCATGAGCAGATGATGCTGGATGCACTGGTCAACGGCGGAAGTTTCGGACATTGGATGTCAAACGGCGGTGGATGGTGGCGCCAACTTGATTCTGAGCAGGATGTGCAACTCAAATACCTTCTGCCAAAGGTTACCAACCTCCCGATGATTATCGAACTGGTTACCGGCAATAAGAAGGTCGTCATCTGCCACGCAGACTACCCCCACAACGAATACGCATTCGATAAGCCAGTACCGGAAGAAATGGTGATATGGAATCGTGAGCGGGTTAGCGACGCGCAGGACGGTATTGTCTCGGAGATAACCGGTGCCGATTTGTTCATCTTCGGTCATACGCCAGCACATCACCCACTAGTGTATGCAAACCAGATGTACATCGACACCGGCGCAGTGTTCTGCGGAAATCTGACGCTTACCAAAGTCCAGGAAGGATAGAATTATTTATTACTGTCTTCCATCCACTTCTCAAACTTCGACGGGGAGAACGGAATCAGATCCGTATGCTCCCCGTCAATCCATGAATCAATCATATCGGCCCACTGCTGCAACATGTAGGCGCGCTGTCTGGCGTATTCCGCTTTGTTATATACGGCGCGCACACCTTTCTGCTCATGTGCCAGAGCCTTTTCAATCCAGTCTGAAGGATAACCAGCCTCATGCAACAACGTACTAGCTGTACGGCGCATATCATGTACAGTGAAGTCCTGAATATACTCACCATCTTCATTTATTATTTTCACCGTTCTGTCGATCAGAGAGTTCAGTGCGGCATTAGATAATGGCTTCCGGAAATTGTAACGACCAGGAACCAGATATTCACTTCCACCAGCGCACATCTGCAACCCGACCAATATATCCTGTGCCTGTTTAGGCAGGTAAATAACGTGCGCCCGGCTTCCCTTCATGCGGTCTGGAGGAATTGTCCATGTCCATTTTTTAAAATCTATTTCATCCCACGTTGCATTGGTGAATTCGCCCTTACGAACCATAGTGATAAGCACCAGTTTTAAAGCCATTTTCATAGTGCCCATAGCACCAATGGCATCCAGCGTGCGGAAGAACAGGCCAATTTCTTCTGGTGTCAGTGTTCGCTCTCGTGGTTTAAATATGGCGATAGACGAAGGTTTAATGTCAGCCGCAGGATTAAACAAACCATGACCACGGTCATTGGCGTGACGGTATACGCTACTGATGATCTCCCTGGCCTGCACTGCTGTTGCCCGGCCACCGCGTTCGACAATCCGGTCACACAAATCACGAACCATCGATGTGGTAATTTCAGCCATCATTTTATTGCCAAGAACCGGAAGTATGTCACGGTCGATCACCGCCTGTTTCATTGCGCGGGTACTGTCAGCCAGGATGACGTGTTTCATATAACTGTCGGTATGTACCGCAAACGTCTCGGCACCACGAATCTTTTTGATACCGTCACGTTTAGCCGCAGCCGGTGACTGGCCTGCTTTAAGCAGCTTCTTTGCAGCAATCAGTTCTTCTCGCGCTTCTGCCAGGCTGATACCGTCACGCCCATACTGCCCGATTACCAGTGTTTCGCGGCGACCGTTGATACGGTAGTCATAGCGAAACGAGACCGTGCCTGACGTAAGCACAGCTACATACAGCCCGTCACGATCGGAGACCTTGTACAGTTTGTCCTGCGGCTTGAGGTTTTTTAATTTTGTATCGGTAAGCAC